TCATGATGAACAACAATACGAAGTAAGAAAAGACCATGCGGAGGAACTTGTAAACCTTGCTGACCCGTGCATAAGCAAGGTGTCTGATTTTTTTAATATGCACATACAACTTAATGCGGATGCCAAAGTAGGAACATCTTGGGCTGAAACACACTAGGAGTTTATAATGAATAAACCTTTACTTAAACAAGAACGTCTTCCTTTTGAACCAACTATAAAAGAAAGAAAAGATTTTGATGTAGATTGCTCAAAATTTTCAGAACATTTACATAACATAGGAGCAGTTAACAAAACAAAAAAACATTTATATGACGAAGGAACTGAGCTTGCAAGAAAAATGGCTTACAATTTTACTCAAGAAAAACTTGAAATAAAAGAAGATAAAAAACTTCCTACTTATGGAAATTGTTTTATTGAATTTAATAATTGGAATGGTCCTAGTGGTCTTATATCTACTAAAGCAAAGATATGGGTACACCGAGTACATCCTATTGGTATTCTTCACACAAGTATTGAATTTTTAAGAAAACTTTTATTGGTAGATGGTAAACCTTCAAAACATAATGCATTATTTAAAATACAAGAAGAGTTAAATTACAAACACTTAATAAGGATTCCAAATGGTTCAAATACAGAAGGAAATTCAATAGGTTTTGTAGTAAGTATGTCTCTTTTATTTTCAAAAGAAGTTCTTAACAAACTTTTAGAAAGAAAAATAGAAGATACTAGTTTTGATTTTGACCTTCCTGAAGAGTGGAGATAGGATATTAAGTATGTATCGTTGGATAGCTTTTATAGGAGCGGTAGCTGCTCTACTGTTACTAACATCTGGTCATGTTCATTTACAATGGATTGGGTGGGGTGTTTCTTCATTGTCCTGTTTAGCGTGGATTTGGTTTGCTAAACAAGATAAAGATACACCAAGAATGTTAATGGAAATTTGTTACTTAACTGCTGGATTATGGGGGATTTATAATTGGATATAATAATAGCAATACTTTTAGGTTGGTCTGTTGTAGCAACGTCTAACTCAGAATTTTTTAATAGAGTAGAAGAATTAAAAGAAGAAGGATATGAATGGGAATATACTGGTAAACAATATTGGGAAGATACAGGAGATAATCCTGCTCTTTTAATTGAAAGCCATAAAGGAACTAAGCCTCGGTACTATTGGAGAATAGGAGAGCTAGAAGAAAGGAGAGTAAAGTGAGACTAAAGAAAACAAGCAATAGAAAGAAGTTAAAACCTTCTAAAAATCAAAATGTATCACCACGTTTTTCAATACCTTCGGCTCGAAAAGAAAGACAAAAATATACTTCTAATGTATATAGAAAAAATTATGATAGAATTTTTGCAGATAAATAAATTTGCAAAAAGTGTAGTAGTGTAGTAAAGTAGTATTTAATTTTAACCCTTAGACGAAAGGATGCACCATGATGGCTGCACAAAGAGAGACTGCTGTAATTGAAGGCAAAGCTTATTGGAGTAAACTCAACAAGAAAGATGAGTATAGCGATAAGTACCAAATGGACATTGGTAATCTTTCTGAGGAAACTAAAGAGTTACTCAAAGAGAACGGTGTCAAACTGAAAAGCAAAGACAATGATGATAGAGGAGACTTTATCACAGCTCGTTCTAAGTTTTCTGTTCCAGTTATGGATTCTGATAAGAAACCTTTTGATAGCGAATCACTTATTGGTAATGGTAGTAGTGTAAAAGTTAGAGTTGCTTTTAACAAAAATCATCCAATGGTTGATAAGTATGGTACTTCTCTGTATCTAAATAAGGTACAGATTGTTGACTTAGTAAAGTACGGTAACGAAGATTCAGATTTTGATGAAGAGTTAGCGTAAATTTTAAATGGGCTTGCGATGTACAGGTAAGAGTACGAATGACCAAGACGTATAGTTGAAGCGAGGGAAAGGGGCTACTATGCACATTTCACAATTAGTAAATCATATCTACGATAGAATGAATGATAAAAAGAAAATCAATGAAGATAACTTAAATGGTTTTCTTGATGGTATTAAAAATGTTATTATAGAATTTTTAGAAAAAGAAAGAAAGGCTACTGATAGTAAGACAATTCGTATGTCTTCTATTGGTAGACCTAATCGTAAAATATGGCTAGACATACATGAACCAGCCGAGAATAATTCTTTTTCTGGAGCTACCTTAATAAAATTTTTATATGGTTCTATTATAGAAGAGTTAATTATTTTGTTAGCTAAAGAGTCTGGACATAAAGTAGATTCTTTACAGAAAGAAGTTTCGTTAGAAGGTGTCCTCGGACATATGGATTGCAAGATAGATGATGAAGTTGTAGATATTAAATCTGCAAGTAACTTTTCATTTAGAAAATTTAAAACAGGTAATATAGAAAATGATGACCCCTTTGGTTATGTTGAACAAGTAAGTGGTTACGCTCAAGCTGAAGGTAAAGATAAAGGATTTCTTTTAGGTGTTAATAAAGTTACTGGAGAACTTGCTCTTGTACAATTAGATGAGTTAGCATTAATAGATGCCAGCAAACGAATAAAAGAAATCAAAGAAGTTATTAATAGTAATGAGAAACCTATTCCTTGTTACTATCCAGAACCAGATGGTAAATCTGGTAATATGAAATTAAATAAAAATTGTGTATACTGCTCACATAAATGGAGTTGTTATCCACACATGAGAATCTTTAAATACAAGGAAGGAGATAGATATTTAACATCAGTACAACGCTTACCCAATGTTCCTGATATTACAGATGAAAAGAGATTATTATGACAACCTTACATATGCCTTGCCCTAAGTGTGGTAGCAAAGATAACTTAGCACTATTTGATAATGGAAGTGAGAAATGTTTTACTCCAGACTGTACCTATTGGAGTCCACCTACAAATGAGGAGAAAGAAATGCAATTACATACAGATACTTCTACCAATAAACCTTTAAGCATAGGAACTATTAAACCTATTACAGATAGAAATATTAAAGAAGATACTTGTGAAAAATATGGTATCACTTTAAATGGTACAAAGCATTATTACCCTTATTATAATGAAGATGGAGAACACGTAGCTAATAAAGTACGTAACTTAGAGAAGAAAGCTTTCTTTTCTGAAGGTAAAATTCAACAAGCTGGTCTGTTTGGACAACAAGCTTTTAGAGAAAATGGTAAATATATTACAATTTGTGAGGGTGAAATTGATGCAGCGTCTGCTTATCAAATGCTTGGAAGTAAATGGAGTGTTGTTTCTATTCGTAATGGGGCTGCTTCAGCTAGTAAAGATATTGCTGATAGTTATGATTATCTTATGTCTTATGATAATATCATCATCTGTTTTGATAATGATGAAGCTGGTAAGAAAGCTGCTATAAAAGCTGCAGAGATGTTATCTCCTAAAGCAAAGATTATGCCTATGAGATTTAAAGATGCTAATGAATATCTATCTAAATCAAAACAAAAAATATTTTTAGAAGACTGGTGGAACGCTAAGACCTATACACCTGAAGGCATTGTCTCTGGTAAAAATATGTGGGATATAATTAACAAAGGAGTCACAGAAGCTTCTGTTAATTACCCCTTTCAAGGATTACAAAAACTTACTTATGGTTTAAGAAAAGGAGAATTAGTTACACTAACTGCTGGTTCTGGATTAGGTAAGTCACAGTTTGTTAGAGAATTAATATGGCACGTATTTAAAAATACTCCTGATAATATTGGAATGATGTTTATGGAAGAGTCTGTTAAACGTAGTGGTTTATCTTTCATGAGTTTAGAAGCTGACAAACCTTTACATATTCCAGAAAATTTTAACAACACTTCTAAAGAAGATTTTAAAAAGTATTTTGATAATACTTTAGGAACAGAAAGATTATTTTTCTATGACCATTTTGGTTCTAATACTATTGATTCTATTGTAAGTAGGATTAGATACTTTGCGAAAGTTTTACATTGTAAGTATCTTGTTCTTGACCATGTTAGTATTATTGTTTCAGACCAACAAAACGGAGATGAACGTAGAGCTTTAGATGAAATCATGACTAAGATTAGAACAGTTGTACAAGAGTTAGACATCTGTTTAATTATGGTATCTCATTTAAGAAGACCTGCATCAGCAGGACATGAAGAAGGAGCAGCAACTTCCTTATCTCAATTACGTGGCTCTGCATCAATAGGACAACTTAGTGATATTGTTATTGGTTTAGAACGTAACGGACAACATGATGATGAAAGAGAAAGACATACTACAACTGTAAGAGTTATTAAAAATAGATTCTCTGGATTAACAGGTCCAGCTTGTAGAGTATTTTATAATACAGATACAGGTAGACTATCTGAAGTAGAAGAGGAGTTTGAATGATGTCAGTTGTTTTACAAGTTAGAGTTCATGAAAAAGACCCAGAGTTAAATCCTCAAGTTTATTATTTATATTTTACAGATGAAAAAAGTAACATACCAAGAGAAAATTATTTACCATTACGATATAAAAAAAGTTTAACAACTCATTGGTCAGATGATAATTATAAACAAAACTGTAAAAAAATTAAAGAAGACATATCAGGATTATCTTTAATGCTTGGTAATCAATATGTGTTAGTAGTATCAACAGAAATATTAACAGAAATATTAGCAGAGATGGAAGAGCATTGTCCGAAAACAAAACAATTTTTAGCAGATAAAATTTCTAACTTAACATGGGATAGATTTAATGAAAACCAGTTCTAAAAAAGCTAAAGGTAGAGCATTACAAAATTGGGTTGTAGAACAATTAAGATTATGTTACAAAGGTTCTATAGTAGATGATGATATTAAGGGAGCTATTATGGGAGAAACAGGTTCTGATATTAAAATGTCTCCAAAGGCTAAAGAAAATATTCCTTATAAGTTTGAATGTAAAAATCAAGAAAAATATAAAAGTATTTATAATGCATATGAACAAGTAGATTTAAATGAAGATGCAGGAGAATCTATATTAGTTATAAAAAGTAATAGAAAACAACCACTTGCTATTATTGATGCTGATAAATTTTTTAAATTATTACATGAGAATAAACAATTATGTACTAAAGTAAAAGATTTAAAAGAATACTCAGAACTTTTATATAGGCTACCATAGGAGAATATCATGGCTGAATTTAAAAAACTTCATGAATTATTAGAAGATACCTTAAATAATTTAGAGAAAAAAACATTAATCGCATTAGAGTATGATGAAGTTACAGGAGAAGTTATTTATAAAATTATAGAAGATATAAATTCTACCAATCCTACAGACATACAACAAATCTCTTGGGGCTTAATGCGAATACTAGAAGAAGATTTTGAAACTGTTCTTCAAAAAGGTGAAGAAGTTTTATTAGATAAAAAAATGGAAAAGGTAAAACCTTTTATTAAAAATAATGTTATTCAATTTAAAAGAAAACATTAAGATGGCTAAAATTATAAAAGATATATTAACAAAACCTATCTTTGAAAAAGAAGATATGGTTAATAAACCTATACATTATAATCAATACGGTATAGAATGTATTGATAGTATTCGTGCATCTATGAGTAAAGAAGGTTTTAGAGGATACCTTAAAGGTAATGTTGAAAAGTATTTATGGAGATATGATTATAAAAAGAAACCCTTAGAAGATTTAAAAAAAGCTGAATGGTATTTAAATAAATTAATAGAGGAAGTATCTAATGATGACTAAGCACGAAACATTACAAGATAAGTTAAGAATATTTCATAAAGCTTTTAATCACCCACTAGATGAAAACTTTCCACCACCTAATCATAAAATTCATAAGTTAAAAAAATTAAGAAGAGACTTAATTAAAGAAGAATACAATGAAGTAATGGATGCTATAAGATTAAAAGATAAAGAAGAAGTTTTAAAAGAACTATGTGATTTGGTTTATGTTTGTGTAGGAATGTGTGTATCTTATGGGTGGGATTTTGATGTTGCATTTAATAGAGTACATAATTCTAATATGTCAAAACTTAATGATGAGGGTAAACCTATCTATCGCCATGATGGTAAGGTATTAAAGTCTGACAATTATAAACCACCAACTATGAAAGGATTAGTATAATAGATTATATTAGAGGAAATTTTTCACCTATCTTTTTAGTAGGTATGTCAAGGCACAATCTATTAAACGAAGTAAATAACACACAGCTTATAGCAGATGTTTTAGAAGAACGAGATATTAAAATGAATTTTGGTTCTGAAGATTCTAGTATTGAAGATTCTTTTTTACCTAAGACACCTGCTGT